CTTGCTTCTTCTTAGCGCGGCCTTTTGTGCCTTTGTTGGCTTTGGCATTGGCTACCCCCTGTGATAAAAGTGTCTCATAGATGGCTGACTGTCTTTCGACTAAAAGCTCTTGTGTCGCTTCTAATTTGTCGATGCGTGTGGCAAGGCTTGAGCCAATCTCATTGACGAATTGGCGAACCATCCATCGGAGGGCTGTCAGGAAGCTGGCTGCAATGGCAACCATCCCGGCAAGTACACCGCCCCACTCGGCCGGGGTCATTTGACTGGCTTGGCATATCCGAACACGCCAGCAAGGACAGCGAACAAGATCGCCCGGTAATCGAGGTCAAAGTTGGAGCCAGCCCATGCGGCAAGGAATCCACCGAGAGCCATGAAGATTGGGTGCTTGAGATAGTTAGACAAGATCGCCTCCTAGCATTGGGACATTGAAGAATCGGCCGTCTTTGTCTCCGGCCTTGGTGAAACTTATGTGGAGGTGCTGCCGGTGTGGATTAGCACCACGGTACTTACGCCATCGCCAGTTGAGTATTCGAGAGCAAATTCGTCCATCGAATATGAGATAGGAAATTCTCCGGTCACCACGCTTGGCATGTAGTCGAAGCTGATCTGCCAAGTCATGCATTTGCTCATCTCTTCCCAAGTGAACTGATACATCCAAGGCACGAACCCACCCCTCAGCATCCGGGATATGGTCAGAAGAAGGATTGTCCCGATAGTGCCGGGCATCGGCAACCCAACCATCTGGCCTTCTACGATCCGGGAACGAGTCATCGAGCTGCTCGCGTAACTGGATGCCTGCTTTGCACAGTCTAGGAGAGGAGGAGCTTGGCATCGTCCTCAGAGATTCCTAGCTTGGCAAGCAACTCAGCCTTCTTGGCAGCCTTCTCAGCCTCAGCCGCTACACGCTCAGCCTCCGCAGCCTCAAACGCGACTCGATCTGCCTCGCGCTGCGCCAATTCTTCTTCGGTCAGTTCGACTTCCTCAACCACACCGGTTGAGCAATCTACGACTAGTTTGGTGGTCATGTGTCTCCTTATGATTTTGATATGCCGTAAAGGACTGCGGTGCTATATTGTCCAAAATTGCCAGACCCATTAGCAGCAAAAAGTTTGATTGAAGTAATTGCTGCGGTATTGCTCCACAAGTGCGCTCTCATCACCAAATCCGCACCCGTCCCATTGTTTTCTGTTGCGCTTTCTGTGCTAAACGATTTGTTGGTGCTTCCTGCGTAATTAGGGATATACATTTCATTCGAAGCGGCTGTATTCGCTGTGTATCCCGTTCCATTTGCCAATATTACATTTAGATTATCTGTTCGGCTTGCGCTATAGACACTAGAACCATCTCCACCAAGTTGCCTTTGTGAAAAATTGGAAGTTGAATTATTGAAAGAAATAGAACAATTGTTTGTTCCACTTGTTGTGATTAGTGACCATTTGATAACCAGATCCGTATAAGTTCCCGGGATGCTGGTGAACTCGATATTAGCCGCACCACCAGAACCAACGGTAACGCTGGCGATTTTCTTATATGTGACCGGCATGGCTACTCCGCTTTGATTCCGTAGAGTGTGAAGGTCGATCCAGTGGCAAGCGCCTGATTATTGACCGCGAAGCGAATCGAAGTGATGGCAGCGGTGTTACGCCATAAACCAACATAACTCATAACCTGACCTGCCGGCGAGTTGTATCTGGAGATAGCGGTTTTGTTGGTCGTGGTATTTGAGTAGTTCTGAATGTGAATGATGATGTTTTGACCGGCATCGTTTGTGCCGTTGTAACCCATTTCCATCACGGTAGTATTTGATGCTCTCGCCGAAGATGCGGCTGAGCCAGTACCTTCTAGAAGTGTGTAACTGTAATTTGATCCCGAATCAGAATTGAACCGAAGATTCATGCCGCCGAAAATCAGGGTGGTTGAACTGAATCGACCAACGAGAATGAGATCGGTGAATGATCCACTAATGCTTGTGAAGTTGATTTCGGTTGCGCTGGAACCAAGCGTAGTCGTGGCGATATTCTCATAAGTCGCGGTCATTATCAGCCTTTGATTCCGTAGAGGGCGATGTGTGTATGTTGAGCAAAACTATAAGTGGCTCCCGGGCTTAGATCAATTCGAGTAATCGCGTCGGTGCTTCTAAATAATCCAGAACGCATAACCATAAATCCGTTCCCGTTGTTGTCGTTTCCGGTTAGCGTTCTGGTTGTCTTGAATTTGTTGGTATTTGCGTAATCTAAAATATCGATAACCGATGCCCCGAATGTATTACTTCCAGCCGTTGAGCCGGTGACCAATGACGGGAAGATCCTGTCTTGATTGATAGATGCCGAAGCAGACGCAGAACTACCATCCCCGACCAACTGATGTTGAGCGTACAGAGATCCGGTGGTGACATTGTTGAAAGTTACATAAATATTTTCTGAGGTTGCTGCAAAATTGCTTCTTCCTATAATCCGAAGTTGAAGATGTTGGAAAGAAGTGGGAATTGACGAGAAAGTAACTGAAGAAGCACCGCCAGCACCGACAATCGAAGTAGCGATGGACTCGAAATCGCCTAACGGTGCAACATCACCATAAACGCCAGCGAGAATGGCTCCAATCATTAGGCAATGGCTCCCACGACTCGCCAAGTGTTCGCGGCGGTCTTGATGCAGGTTGCTGCCTTATGTTGGGTCAAAGTAGGAGATGCGCTGGTTGCTCCGGCTGATGTGATGGTCGTGGTTCCCGGTGTAACCGCGTTGATGGTAAGAAGGCCAGCCCCGGTGTTGATGATGGTGACCGCTGTGCCGATGCCGAAGTTGGTGGTGGCATCAGTTGGAATGCTGACGGTCTTGGTCGAAGCATTGGAGGTCAGGATCAGCACTTGGTACTGGTCTGTGCTTGCCAGCGTGTAGGTCGCGCCGGACTGGGTATTGATGGTGAACTGCACCAGCTCATTGAACATCGGGGCGGTGAGAACATCACCGGTGCTTGCTGGAAAGCCTGTTGCCATCTGTATCTCCTAGAGGTTACTTACGCCGATTATACCGTACTGAGCATTGCCAATGATGAACCCGGTGATAAGTGGATCACCGGTGGTAAAAGTCGTATTCCAAGTGCGTGGGGTTATCTGGTGGTTCACGCCGAAGATCTGCAAGGTCTTGGTCAGGGTCGAGCCACCGGGCTGAATGTTGCTGACTTCCACAGTCGAGAAGAAGTCCAGCCCTAAAGCTGCCACAATCCCGGCTGAGTAGTTAGGGGTGGTCAGGTCAAGGGTCATGGAGTCAATGCGGATGTCCGTGGTCTTGCGGCTGGCCACATAAGCCTTAGCAAGATCGAGAGTGTCGGCATCGCTCTGGTGAAGAAGCTCTTGCCGGGTAATGGCGTGTGGGAAGTAGGTGTCAATGCTGGTCTGGTCGGACACGGTCTGCATCGTGCCACCCACTCGCTGAAAGTTGGCCACATTGAAGATGAGTTTGTCATCGAAGGAGAATTTGAGATCCTTGTAGGGGATGCCTGTGGTTTGGTTGAACACCGTGGGAGCTTGCCCAAGGGTGTCGATGGCATCGGTGCGCTCACGGAAGATGACCTTGCCATCGGCCGACATATAGACAGCGCCAAACTCGGTGAACTCAACATCCTGCAAGGCTTGAAGGACTGACCGCACCCCACCCGGGTCTGCTTGGACAGTTATATCGCCGGTGTCTATCTGTCGCTGACTGGCCGGGAAGTCGATGGTATTCAATATGTCGTTGATGCGGTTGCCGGTTGTTTCGCCAGCCGTGGCCCCGGTAACGGTCGAGATGGCTGACTTGTTGAATAGGGTGAAGGCATCGGTGGCTTGAATATCAATAAACCCAATTTCTTCATTCTTGGGGTAGGTGTAGTTGTAGGAGGTCGTATAACCGGCAAATAAAGGGTAGTCCACCCCAAGATGCTCGCCAACAATTCTGAGCTTTCTGAGGGGCTGTAGAAGCCCGAAATAGGGGCTTGCAGGGTTCTGTGGGTTCCAGTCACCATTGGGGTCAAGCACACGGATGGTGCACAGCCCGGGGTTGAATCGGTCTTGCGTAAGGTCACGCCCACGCCGGATGTTGATGGCTGTGGTTTCGTCAGTCAGATCAACCACTTGGCTACCAGTACCACCAGCACCCATGGTGCTAATCCCGATTTGGCTGATGCCAATCTGGAAGGGTGGGTCAAAGTTAGGCCCTGATGAGAAGTCAAAGCTAACCGTAAGGGTAATGGGATAGGTCACAGCGCGATGTTTCCAGTCGTGCGATACCAGCCGGATGTGCTGTAGCCAATGCTTGAGTAGTCGATGATGGTATCCACAATTTTCTTCTTGGTATCGTCCGAGAGATCGCCGGTTCCGGTTACATTGATGTTGATGGTTGCCGGGGCTTGGACTGCTCCACGACCGAATACATCGTCAAGCACATCTTGGGTAATCTCTGGGCCGATAAAGCCAGACTGGCCCGGTACTGCCGATGGTACTAGCGGCATTTGTCCAGACACGGTTCCTTGGGTCGTAATGGATGCCACAGGTGCGCCTATGGAAGCCATGCCAGCGCGGATGCGTGCGAGACTGTCCTCCCATTCTTGGAATGGGTTGGCAAGCCGGAATGCGGCCAAGGCAGAAAGTTCACGCTGCGAGTCCTTGAGCCTGTTCGCAAGGAGTTCAGCCCTGTTGGCATTCTCATTGATAAGGGCTTGCTTGAGTTCCAAGCGCAGGATTTCATTGCGGTCTAGTGACTCATTCTTCAATGCCGCTGCAATGCTGATGCGCTCATCGTCAAAAAGTTCACCAGCCTCAAGAAGCTCGAGCTTATCCTGCTCGGCCTTCTTAGCATCGGCGGCTGCCTTCTTATCGGCTGCTGCTGCTTTGGCACGAGTCCGGGCAATCTTTTGGGCTGTTTTGTTTTCTTCCTCTAGGGCTTTGCGGCGTTCCCGGGCTGATGCCCTGATCTTGGCCGGATCGTCAATCTTCCTGAACTTCTCAAATAGTTCAAGCTGAGACTCAGCACCAAAGAAGTCTTGGCGTGTGAAGATCTCCTTGACGAAGGCAACCTGCCGCGAAGCGAATCGGAAAGCATCGCCAATGGCTTCGCCAGCTCTGACAATAAAGTTGATGGCATTCTGAACATCGCCACCAGCAAGCGCGGTGACTCCATCCACTAAGCCCTTGCCTACGGCCTCGCCAGCGTTAGCAAACGCGACACGCAGGCCATTGATTTTGCCTTGGTAGGTATCCAACAAGGCTGCATTCTGACCCCGGAATAGGCTGTTGAGCTTTTCTTGGATGACTGCGAAATCACCGGTAGCAAGTTCAGCCTTGGTCAATCCTGCATTGAGTCGTGAAAGGGTGGTGGTGTTTCCTGAGTAAGCGCGAGATAAAGCTCGGCTGACCGTGACAACATCGGCTCCTGTGCCTGCGGCCACATCGAGAGCAAGGTTCAAGATTTCTTGGCTCTTGGCAAAGTCTCCGGTAGCCCGGCTGATTGTCTCGAAGGCTGGTCGAAGTTGATCGTCTAGGACTCGGCTGGTGCGCTCAAGGCTTGCGATGTAGTCCTCGGCCGCTAAGGCTGAGAAAGAAAGCCCAAGATTGTTGAGGGTTACATTGAGCCTGCGAGCCGCTGCTTCATCTTCGACAAATGCCTTGAAGGATCTGCGTAGAGTCTCGAATACAGCCACGCGGCGAGCAAGTACGCCCAATTGGCGTGTCAGGCTGTTGGTGCGAGCTGATAGGCCTTTCAAGCCCTTCTCGGTGTCGCGGATGCCCTTGTCTTTGAGTTGGCTGATGATATTGACAAATAAGCTGGTATCAATTGCCATTACGCTGCCAGATCCAATCTACGCTTGAATTCCATTGCTGCCTTCTCATAAGCCTTGACCACCAAAGGCATGACCCGATTCTGCTGCTCGTACCATGCGGCAAATAGCAATCGGCCCTTGGTCTTTTCGCCCTTGCCATATTGCTTCAATGGGCCTACTTGGAAATTGGACAACTGACGAATGAAGTGCGCTCCGGCATCAGGGTTATTGCTCATTGAGCGTTCAGATCCGTATAGGCCTTTGCGCCCTGCGGTTTCAATAATGGCTCCTGCGGCAGACTTGTTGATCAACCGGGCAAGGCTTACATAGCCTGAGCGATTCTTACGAGAGGCTCCCAGAGAGTAAGTCAGGCCCTTGCGCACTTCGGACACATTGTAACTTGGGAAGGCTCTGGCCTTGCTTGTGCCTGACTTGCGCTCATAACCGGGGTAATTGAAATTGCGAAGGTCGTAGCTCATCTCGGGTGGCAGCTTTGCCTTGGCAGAATTGGTGACCGATGCAAGCAAAGGTCGGACTTCTTTCTGCATCCCCTTCATAAGTTCCGGGGCGAATTTCCTCAAAGCCTTTTGGATTTCAACGATGCCTTCGATTTCTACTGGCATTGTTGGCCTCCTTTGCCTTCTCCTTCATGTAGGCAATGATGGCCGTGAATAGGCGGTCATCCATTGCCAGCCACTCGCTTGGTTGGATTCCAGTCTCTACTGACAGTCTGGCTATCAGGTAGGTCATAGAATCCCGGTCTATTTTGGGTCTGAGTCCTCGACTACTTCAACGCTCTCAAGTGTGGCAACGAAGTCCTCACCAAAGGGCTTGACGGATACGCCGCTGCGCCGTAGGCCTTCCCAAGCCAGCCAATAGAGATCGCTTTGTTGCTCTCGCTCGCGGAAAGCCTTGAGAAACCCAATCTTGTGGAATTTCTCAAAAGCGAACTCCATGGCTGGTGTAATCTTGCATTCAGTTGTAGTGCCGTCCGTTTGGACAATTTTGAGGCTCGCCATGTGTATCTCCTACCAAGTACCAGAGTCAGCAACGGTTACTGATCCGTTGATGGTGAATGTTACATCCTGTGTGCTGAGATCGCCGGTTGCTCCGTTGATTGGGGTGAGGTTGTTCACCAGAATGTCGAAGGTGTAAAGCTTGTTTCCATCAGCAACAACTGAGCTGGAATCTTGAATCATCTTGACCGCTGTGGTTGTGCCGAAGTTGGTCAGCAAGTTGTCAAGGATTTCCGAGCTTGCAGGGTCATTGAGGAATGAGAGGGTAAGGGTTCCGGTCTGAAGGCCACGGACATACTTGCGGCCGGTGTCTCCCATTGCGGTGACTTCTAGCTCCTCGAACGCGTAGTTGAGGGTTGCGGCGGTGACCAGATCGCTGAAATCGACAGTAGCAATCTTGACCCCGACCTTGTTATTCAGCGTGATCGCCATTTGATTCTTCCTTCTTCTTGGGCTTGCTTACAGGTTGTGGTTTTTCGATCTGGCCAATCTTGACCAGAAATCTAGTGCGCTCATCCATGGTTAGCTCCAACTCGATAGGATTGAGACTCGAACATCACACGCCAGAAAGTCACCGGATGCTGCGTTCATGACCGCTGGTGAGGATACCTCGCCGATTGTGTATTTGATGGTGGATGCGGCAAGCTTCGAGTACAGCTCAAGGATGTAATCCTCGATGCCGTTCAAGTTGCCTTGGTTGTCGAATAAAGGCTTGATAAGGGTAATCTTGAAATGCGCCATAGGGGCAACGGTGATGTAATGGTCGTTGGATGGCGTAATGTAAGGATCATCCGGGCTAATAACCACGCTGTTTGCGATCGGAGTACTCGGCGGAAAGGAGAACACCGAGTACTTCGATGCGCTGGCGATTGCGGCCGCCAGAGTTCCCCGTAGGGTAGTAATCGCGGTCATCCTACGAGTCCACCGGGATGCAAGTAATCGGCAATGAGTCCACGGACTCGGGCCATAAGGGTATTTCCCATGCGATAAGGGTTGCCACCTAATGATTGGAAATCGGCTGCGATGCCACCGCCAGCGGATTGCTGGCGAGACATCCAAATATCAACAGCAATAAGCATGGCAGCTTCTCGGACTTGTGGCAGGGTTGCGTAATCTACGCCGGTTGAACCAAAAACACGGCCATAAGGCGCGATAAAGTGTTTTTCTCTAGTTGTAATCTGAGCATTGACAAATTCTAAGTACGGTTCGCCATTGATGGACACATTGGTTATGGTCTTTGAACCGTTGTAATGCTGGCGCACATTTTCAATTGTTACTACATCACCGACAACAAATTGCTGAATGTTTTCTGCAATGTAAATGCGACCGGTGGTTCCTTCGCCTGAAATAGCGACCACCGTTTGCTCGTTGAACCAAAGCTTTTCTTTGAGAAGGTTTTCGGCTGACTGGCAAACTTCCTCGACAACTGAATCTGCATAGAGAGTGCCAATGCCAAGGTTGGTGCGTAGTTCGGCAACGGTTACATAAGTTGCTGGCATGTCTGACTCCCTTCTTAGGTGTGGGGGCTAGGCGAGCCGTCTAGCCCCCACGATTGCTGGATTGGTTATGCAACCATCCACTTGTAAGCGCCCTTTGCAACCTTGGTTGCAATCGCGCCGTAGCCGTAAAGGGCTACGCTGATCTGGCCGCTTGCGATGACATTGGATTCCAGACGGAAGGTTCCGGACTCATACCATGTGTAGGACTCTGGGTTGAGAACGATGATTGTGCCATCGCCAACGCCCGAGAGTGAGCGAGAGACATAGAGGTTCAATCCGTGAACATTTCCGCGGATACCTGTTGGAGTCAGGTTAGCGGATGCGTTCTGTGGGTTGATGGTCTGGACATAAACCGGACGGTTTGAGCCATCGACCAAGCCCATGATTGCGCCCCATTGCTCTGGGCTTACGACAACATTGGTCGCAAAGCCGAGAGTCTCCTTGTAAATATCAACAGCTGCATCGCTGACGAAATCAAGAAGGTTGGCTGCCGACATGGTGCGGTTTCCACCGTCGGTTGCGGCTGCTGCAATAACAGTCGAAACGCGATCGTTGGTTGCCTTTGCATACGCAAACTGCATCTGGCGTGAAAGCTCTGCAAAGAATGCAGGGCTTGAGCGATCGAGAAGCTCAACCGAGAAGGTCTGCTGTCCTGCGAACTTCTGGACACTGACCGTAACGAAAGCAACATTCTGATCGGTTTCGGATGGCGTGCCAGCCTCAGAGGTGACTGCAACTGTTGGTGCTTGAGTAAGCTTTGGAATCTCAAAGCTCATTCCGGCATCTGGGAGAGTTCCGCGGCTGATTGCATCAATGAATGGGCGGTCAGCGTTGGAAAGTGGGTTGATGACTTCGCTGAGCTGACGGGTTGGAATCAAGCCTGCGTTGTCGGTGGTATCTGCTGCTGCAGCAAGCCATTGACGAGCTGAATCGTCACCGAGAGAAGCACGAACGGTGTTCTCAAGGTAAGCACCGGGTGTTACCTCGATGCGTGGCTTTGCATAAGCAACTGCAGCGGTGATTGTAGGACGAGAGGCCTCAACTGCAGGAGCATCTGCCTCAGGTGCTACGACTTCTGGGGTGTTCTCCACAGGAGCCTCGCTTTCGTTGTTGGTTGGTTGTTCAACTTCCTCGGATTCGGAAGCTGCTACCTCTAGCACCTCAGCCGACTTGAAAGCCGGGTTTGATACCAGAGAAACTTCTTCGAGCCTTGCGCTCAAGATTTCAAGGACAGATCCGACTTGGCGGCTGTCTAATACTTCGACACCTACTGAAAGACCAGAGCGAAGATCCTCGCTGGCTTCGATAAGTGCATCATTGCCACGACTTGTTGCGGATACCTTGAAGGTTGCATATAGCGCACCGTCATCGGCGGTGATTGCCTGAGCGCGACCGAGTGGCTTCTTGCCGTCATGCTCTAGGAGAAACTTGACCTTCTTTGGGTCATCCCACTTGACCGAGCCGGATCGGAATTTGACCTTGCCTACATTGGTATAACCGATTTCATTCTCGAATGGCAAAATCTTGCCGGAGATGAGCCTGCGGCCTTCGTCGGCCTGAATCTCGCTTGCTTGGAGGGTTATCTTCATGATGTTCCGTTCGGTGATAGATCTTCCATTTCCTGAGCCTGCTCAACTGTGATGAGGCCAATGGAAATCATTTTTTCAATCGCTGCAAGTCGAGTCAGAGTATCTGCTCGAAGGAATGTCTCATCAACAGCAAATCGGACATAATTCTGAGAGTTGGTCACATCATCCATGCTCAAGCGTGTTTCGATGGCGGTGATGTAAGGCTGGAGAGCAAGGCTGATGAGTTGCTTGCGTTCATCCTGAACATTCGCGTAAGTCATCGAGTTATTCTCATCGGCTGATAGGTAATAAGCCGGGATATTGCAAAGCCGAGCGATTTGGGTAGTAACTGACTGGATGAGATCGGCATAACCCATATCTTTGGGTGAGAATGCAGTCGGCATGTATTCCAAGGTGCTGGTGAGATATGCAGTCGCGCCCTTATTGCGAGCCGCTTTCCATTGTGCCAATAGAGCTGCTACTTCATTTTCGCTAAGATCTGCTCCGGTATTTTTCAACACTCCGGAAGGAATTGGGGCTACTGCTGCGCGATGCGCTGCATTTTGTAATTCATAAGCTTGGCGAATAATTGTTGCGCCGGTGTTGAGGATGCCCTCGCTAAGTGCTTGGAATGTAATCAACGATCCAAGGCCGGTCATTGGTACTGGCTTGCCGTCCACATAATACTGCGTGACGAAATCGCCATCCGGTGATACTTGCTGAGTTACTTTGGTTGGTGCAATCCAGTTGAATCGCGCAGGTCGGCCATCATCGGCATAAAGCTCGGTAACTTGCCAATAAGCCACGCCATAAAAGAGCAATGAATCAACTGTATAAGCGAGCGTTACCGATCTTGGCTGGTGAATGGAAGGTTGCTCAAGCCACTTTGGTGATGCCAGTTCCTCATGGGTTGATTTGCGATAAAGCTCGATTGGAATACTTGCAATCGTTCCAGCGATGAGATTTCGCGATCTGACGATTGCTGGAAGTGACATTGCAACATCTCGGCTGACCTTAGTGATGAGTTGAGTGTTGAAATATCCAAAGTCATCCCCCATGACCAAAGGGGCATATTGGGCCTTGACCTCGGAAGTCTGCTTAGGTGCTTGAATGAGGAAGCGATCCCAAAATGCCATAACCTAAAGGATACCACACATTTCGGACAAATTAGGCAAAGATGGCTGGCTTCGACACAGGCTTCACCAGCTGATGCACCACCATGGCCAGAGCGATCGCCGCACTTACATCCCCCGCGGACTTCCTGCGGACGATTCGCCAGCCAGCATCAGATAACTTTGCTCCGCAGTTATTCATGCTGCTGACCAGCTCGCTCTGACCATTGTGCGCTATTCGATTGTTTACTATTGCTTCAAGCAAGTCTCCACACGCTGTGTAAAAGATCTGCCCGGACATGTCCACGACCTTGCAACCAGATTGTTGTAGCCGAGAGGCGATACTGGCGGTCGCGTACTTGTCGTAGCAGAGCATAGTGGGTCGGTACTGATCCCACCAGCCCTTGATGTCGGCAGCCATCTTGAGTTCATCGATAGCCACATCAGACTCCCATTGATGCATGATGCCAACGCCAATCTTGCCATCCGGCATCAACTGGGCGGCTACTAGGCTGGCTTTCTTCTTGGTCACAGCAATATCAATGCCAAACACGGTGGTGGCCCCGGGTGCAAGCTGTAGATCCTGAACCGTGAGATCCTCAAAGGCTCGGTAAGGCCATGGGCTTGAGATTGCATCCACCCACAGGCAAAGGTGCTCAGTCCGGGCATCTTCGGGCTTGGCGGTTTTGATGTATTCCTGAATTGTCTCCAACTTGGTCGTATAACCGATTGCCGGGTTGGCTTGGAGAATTTGCTCGACATCGGTGAGCTTGCAGAATGGCTCAGCCGAATACTCCCACCAGCCAAGGCTCTTGGGTGGGTAACTGAGGGCAGTCTCGCGCAGGCCATTGAGGACTTCGCTGAAAGCATCACCGGCATTGGAGCAAGTTAGCAAAACACCGTTTGTGGCTGTGGTGGTCGGCCGGATAGCGGCCCAAGCCTCCCGAGTAATCTCACGAAGCTCATCCACGAAGATTAGGTGAGCAGTCTTGCCACGGACTCCATCTCGGGTAGCGGCTGCGATCTCATACATGCTGCCATCAAGCAAGGTGACCGACTCTTGACCGTTCGCATATCGAATTTGCTTGACCATAGCCATCAGCTCTGGGTTGTTTTCGATGACCGAGACAACCTGACGGAAGGTGTCGATGGCCATATTGCGATTGGACGAAAGGCCGATCACCCGGCTGTTGCGTGGCTCAGCAAACAGCTCATAAAGGATGCGCATACGCGCTAAATGGGTTTTGCCTTGCTGACGAGCAATCAACAGCCCTTGGGTGGTGATCTTGTAATCACCCTTGCGATCTACGACCATCATGCGCTCGCTCACATACTTTTGCCATGGGAGCAAGGGGTCTGAGTACTTGGCAACCCAGTCAGCAAACTCTTTGCCCTTGGATGCGCCCTTGATCTTGGGCGTTTCGAGTCTGGGCTTTGTCCGGCCCTTAGTGGATGCCATTCTCAACCGCCCCCCGAGTGATCTGGACTGTTTCCGCTAGCAAAGGGTGAGTCTGCCATTGGCTTTGACTGAGTATGTCCGTTTTGCACCGGTTTGGACTGTTTCGCGGAGAGATGCTTTGG